CTCAAAGAACCCACCTATAATACCTAAGTTACCACCACCAACAGGCTTAAGAAGAGTGCCTACCTCTTGATTCCATCTATCTTGATCCCAACCATTAAAGTTGTACTGCTTTGGATCTGCTCCCCAACCCGGAGGTGCATCTACTCTATCTTTATCATCAGACTGTTTTACTGCTTGTTGAGTAGTAGAAGGTTTAGCAGTAGACCAAGGTGGTTGTGTATATTTAGAATCTTCTGGAGGAGTGACAATACCATTAACAAAAGTTACAACTTTAGACTCACCTGTTTCTCCATGATAATAAGTAACACTTTTTGTTATATCTTTTTGACTTGAGCTACCTGTTTGATATATAGGACTTACTGGAGTAAAACCTAGTACGGCATAGTCAACAGGATTAAAAGCAGGTTTAGCACCTTCTACTAACTTCTGTTCAGCTAATACACCTTCATTAGCATAAATAGGTCCACCTTGTGCTTTCTTTTTCTTTTTCTTTTCTGCCTCACCTAAAGCAATCATAGTAACAGATACAGGTTCACCACCTATTCTACCTGTCTCATCCATTTGTTTAAGACCTGCCTTAGCTTCCATTCTAAGATCTTCAAAAAACTTTACTCCAAAGTATTGAACGACATCTGCAGGAACAACATACTCACCATCACTTAACTGTGCAGGAATATCATCACGAACTTCTTTAGCTAAAGATCCGGGAGGTATTTCATTACCACTTATAGGATCTCTTTTAAGTCCATCATCTTTCATTCCACCTTCTTCAAATAAACTCATCTGTTGTTCCATAGTTATACTGCTCCACCTTTGTTAAGTTCTTAATCTAAATCTATGTTTTTTACATCTCTTAAAAGAGAATCATTATAAATAACATAGTTTAATTTATCTCTGTCTTTTCTATCAACTCCCCCATGAATTTGCCCCGGTCTAAATTTTATACCATGAAGACCGTTCTTTGCTAGTAATTTTTCTAGGAAACCTTTTTGAAAAAGAACATCTTTAAAATATTTTTTAAACTTTACACTTGAGTTATTTTGTATATCTCCTGACATAGAGTCTATAATACGTTGGAGTTCACTTTTATCTTTACCTGTTTTACTAAGATCTTTTATTTTATTTTTCCAATTTGTAATTAGACTGCCTACTTCTTCACTTGAAAATGCTGACGTACCTCTTCTACCTATATCAGTTTTACCAATAATATTTGCATAAAGTTTTACACTTTCTAAACGATTTATACCTTCTGCAGAAGGAAAAAGTAAAGTATTTTTAAGTTTATTTATTTCTTTTTTATTGTTTGGATATAACACAACCATTTCATCAAATATCATATTAAGATCATTAAAAGTTTTGTTAAACGCATTTTGAACTTCTTTACTTTGATTTTTAATAGGGTAATTCCAAGCTGCTAGTCTTTCTTCTAATGCATTTATATTTGGAGCTTTTATATAACCATATCCGTCTTTAAGTTCTAAAGCATTTGCTGCTATCCATTTTTCTTTATCTTCTAAACTAAGACTTTTCCAATCTTTATCATTTACCAACTTAGAATCAAGATCAGAAAGTATTTTATCAAAATCTTTTCCACCTTTAGTTTTAAATGCATCTTTACCAAACTTTTTTAATACTTCAGTATTTCTATACCACTTAGCAATATTTTCTATAGAAGTAAAATAATGTCCAAAACTAAAAACTTGACTACCTTGACCAGAACCAATAAACTTTTTATTAAAATTTTTAAAGTCAGCTGCTGTACCTTGCATAGGCCCTACTCCAACAGGTCCTGTTGTTCTTAAAAAATCTGGGCCAATAGCAAATTCTTTTACATCTTCAAAAATTTCTTGACTTTTATTACTTATTGCAGAGGTAGTTTTTTTAGCAACATCAAAAACTTCTCTAGCACCCTTTTTAATAGCTGTAGCTGCAACATCCCCTATTCCTGGAATTACTCCTATAACACCTGCCCCAGCTAAAGCCCCTATTAAATACCAATTAGGATCGCTTGACTGTAATTCTTGATTAATCTCTGCTATAGTAATAGCTTCTGAAACACCCGGAATACTTTCAACAGTTAATTGTCCAAATCCCTTTGCTCTTTCTTCTGGTGTAAGCTTTGAGTCAAAAAAATCCATTGAATCTATACCAGTAATCTGTTGAGGAGAATTACGCAAAGGTTGAAACTCTGTTTGTTTAAATTTTAAATCGGCATAAGTTTCTGGATCTACTTCTTTATATTGATCAAATTGCCCTTCTTCAAAAGGAGCAGAAGTTACTGGTTTAAATGCTTGTTGTGTTTGTTCGTCTGTAGTTAGTCCACCTTTATTATATTTTGGATTTTTAGGTATTTCTTCAATAGCTTTATAATAGTCAGGGTTAACTTCTAAAGATTTATCAATAAACTTATTTGGTAACTCTCTTATTACTTCTAAATTTTCAGGTTCTAAATGTATTATTTGTGGCTGAGTTAATCCACTATTTATTCCCATATTAATTTGATCTTGAATTTCAAGTTGTTCAGCTTTTTCTATATTTGCTAACGTAACTTTCTTTTGAGATTCAGTCATATTTTTAGCATTAAATAATATATTTTTTACATCATCATCATTTAAGTATACTTTTGGCTCTGGAAAATCTTTTATTATTAAACCATCATAACCTAATTCTTTTAATTTTTTAGTTATTTCTCCCCCTGCTTTAGACACTGGTGGAGTTCCTGAATCAACCTTTGCTGTAGCTTTTAAATCTATTCCTGTTATTTCTTCTAGTTTTAAAACAGATTTAGGAGTTAATACAAATGCATTTTTAAAGTTTGTTTTAGCATGAACAGTCCTAGGTACACTTTTTGCAAAATCATGGACAATAGATTTTTTACCATCATCCGAAAGTACAATAGGTTCATTAAAATACAAATTATCAGGGTCTTCTAAATATACACCCTCTGATCCAAAAAATCCACCATCATCATCATATCTACTACCTTGATAATCTTCACGTTTTACAAACTGTTTAGGTTTATTTTTATATTCATCAGGCATTTTAAACATACCAGATTCAGGATCAAATTTTTCTGGACCTTGATCTTTAAAACCATGCACTAAGTTTAGTTCTCCAGAAAATACATTGTTAGTAATTTCCTCTTCAGGTACTAACTTATTAAGTTTTTTATTAATGTTTCTTATCGCTATACTTGCTGCATCACCAAAAACAGGTATAAGACCTAAGCCTAAAGCTACTGCACCTACACCTACTCCAATCCAATCACTATTTCTATAAGAGTCTTTTATTTCATTTGCAACAATAGATTCACCAACTACAGGAACACTTTCTAGTGCAATTTTAGCTGCACCCATCGCCCTGTTCACTGGAGTTTGACCAGTAAAAAAATCTGCATCTGGATTATCATATAGTCTATTAATTAAACCTGTTTGATTATTAGTTAAACCACCTTGATTAAAACCAAGAGGTGCAGGTTCTTTACCCTCTAAAAATGGTTTATCACTACCTTTAAGTTTCATACTTCTAGATCTTAATATTTCTTTAGAGTATCTAGAAATAATATCGTGATATTTAACAAGATTAGGATCAAGCTTACCTAAAAAATGTTCAAAACTTTCTGTATCTCCAACAAGTTTATTTAAATAACCTTTAAAGTCTTCTTTTCTTTCAGGAGTAATATAATCTTTTGTAACTTGTTTGCAATGATTACAATCAAAGTTTGTAGACCAACTAGGTAAAGTTTCACTGTAATAAGCATCTTGTGCATGTAAGTATGCATGAGAAAGACCTCGACTAGATTTTTCCCAAGGTAATGTTGTGTTATAATAAGCTGTTCCCTTAGTTGACTCAAGAGAATCATTAAAAAACATATAGTCTTGTTGACGTTCTTCCATAATTTTATCTAATTGTATTTGTTTATCTGGAGAAACATCAAATGTTTTTGCAATTCTTTTTTCATTAAAAAAATCTAATTGATACTTCATATAGTTTTCTATCATTTTTTCAGTATGATGACCAACCTCATGTCTAAATATTTCGTCTCGTCTTTCAAGTAAATTTTTTCTAATAAAAGACATTCTTTCTTTACTAGGTACTACATAACCAAGATAATCAAGCATTAATCTTTCTTGTGCTAATTTATTAGTAGATAAACTACCTTCATCTTCATCTATTAAATCTTCTAATGGAGTCATTCCAATTTTAGGAAAATAATCAAAAATAATTTGCTCTTTTATATTTCCTTTTTCATCCTTAACTAAAACTTCCCTCTGATGATCTTTTCCGTCAGGCTTATAATAACCACCAACAGAAGTAGCATCTTTTCTTAGTTTATCTCTTTTTTCAATATCAGAAGTTTTAAAAAAAGCTTCAGGTATTAACTCGCTAGTAGTACCCCATGTAGAAGAAATTTGCGCCCAATCTTCAGGAGAATCTCCCCAAGAATACATATTAAGTCCTGAAGTATCATATAGTTCATCTAATGTAATAGCAGGTTTCCCTGTAGTATCGTAGTCCATTGTAGTCATATCAGATAGACTATGTAAACCTAATGCAATATTAGGATTTTCTCTGGTTCTTTTACTATTAAAATGTTCTACAAAAAATTCTAAATCAGCAAAACTTATTTGTTTTAATTCATCAGGATTAGATAAAAGAAAATTACTATTTGTTTGCATTACTATTTAACTCATCTCTAAGGTATTTCATTCTACGTAAACAAGCAATAGAACCTTGTAACTTATACATCATGGGTGTATCAGTTGCACTCTCTAAAGACTTGTGTTGTTTAGCTATGGAATCATCTATATATTCTACAAAAGAATCCCACAACTCCTTATCGCTTGTAAGTTTTCTTAACTTCATCATTATTGTATAGGTCCTTGATTACCTGTAAATCCCGGTTCTTGTGGAGTTGGTACTGAACCAGTTCCTATTGTACCACCACCAGAACCTTGTGTATCTTCTACTTGCCCACCCGGAGGAGCAGGAGGTTGACCTTGTTGAGGTGGTTGTCCTTGTTGTTGTGGAGGTGCAGGAGGTGGATTTTCTGCTTGAAACTTTTTAAGTATCTCTGCTTGTACTGCAGCTTGACTCATTGAGTTAGCTACCTTATCAGGATCAAGATCCATACTCTTAGCAATCTCTCTGACTATATAATCCATTCTAGCAAAAGGAGCAAGTTGTGGATTAGATACTGTTTGCATAAACTGCATTAGTCTCTGGCTTCTAACTTCATTAGCCATTAAACTTTCTGTACCTTGAGCCTTAACTTCAAGATCACCTTTTATCTCTGGGTCAAAGTCAAATTGCATATTAAAATTAAAAAATGCTTTACCTAACGGTCCAAGTAAATAGTCATCTACATTTTTAATAACATTTCTAATAGACCCATTTGCAGCATTCATTAACATAGATATACCAGAAGCAGTTCTACCTACACCTTGTATACCTGTTTGACCATGAGCAAACGAAGGAAAACCAGTAGACTCATCTGCAAGTTGTCTAGCTTTATCAAACATCTGCATGTTTTCACCAGACACGTTAGGAAACTTAGTTCCAAATATTCCCTGACCCGGTGCGCCACCTTGTCTTCTAAATACTTTTCCCGGATATACTGTAAGATCTTGTCCCGGAACTAAGTTAGTCTCATCTACTTCTATTAACAAGTTTCCTGACAATGCAGCATTATCTACTGACATTCTCATAAACCCATTCATAAGAGTTTGTGTATCATCCATATTTTCTGCAATGCCTACACCAAAGATATTGTAAGGATTCATTTCATATGGTGTAGCATAGTAAGGTAAGTAAGCAGGAGTAAATGGATTCATTACTAAACGTAACACACAACTGTTACAAATCCATGCATTAACACTAACTTGCTCTACATCTTTAAGTTCTTTTGGTATATCTATATCGTACTGTTCTATTATCTCACGATCTACAAAACCCCAAAATTCTAATACTTCAAATCTTTGAGAATAATCATCTTCATTACTCTCATCCATTGCATGTTCCCACCATTCTTTATTATAGTTCTCACCTATATCTAATGCCTTATCAATAGCATTTGCCCTAAAGAAAGGTCTACGTTTTAATGCACGTAGTTGAGAACGAGACATCTTGTGTCTTTCTATAACATACTCTGCCTCATCCATATTATTTGCATCTGGATCAGGATAGAAGTTCCAGATAGAAACATTAGAAGTTTGTGGTACAGTTTTAAATACTGGTTGATACTCACCATCTTCATCCCAGTTAGCATACTCTTTATCAACTGCAAAAGGTCCTTTCATAATACCAGTACCAAATAGTGCAGCTTCAAATGCAGCAGATCTTAATTGTTTCTTAGCATTAGACTCTTCTAACTGATCATGTATTTTCTTTTCCATCTTTTTAGCTGCAACCATTGCAGGATGAAACTGCACAGCTGATGGACTTTTACCCGGTTTAAACTTTACATCTTCCTCAACTGCGCTCAGATCGTCTTTAAGAGGCCCTACACGCTCTCTAAATTCTGGCAGTGTCTCCCCCGGCAAAAGTTGATTCGGGTCTGTAGCCTCTGTTTCTGCGCCTCCTAGAGCCTCTTTGAGTTGTGGGTTAGTTTCTACACTAACTGTATCTTCTACTCCTTCAGGTAAAACTGTAGGATTAATACCTAGTGGAAATCTACTAGCACCAAATAATACTTCTACCAACTGACCATAAGCAGCAAGAACTTTAGTCTTGGTAACTTTAACAAAGACTCTAGATTTTTCTGTAGAAGTAAATTGAACTTCAGGATTGTATAAACCTCTGTAGTTTCTATATGCTTGTATCCATCTCTCTTCATCACCTCTTCTAGAAGTTTCTGCTTTATTAAATCGTTCTTTAATAAACCTTTCTATCTGACCTGCAGGTTCATCAGTAATATCTTCTACACCTATATCATCTATTGCTGCAGATTCTTCAGCATCCATTGCCATTTCTTTTATATCTTTTACCATAATCTATCCTTAATATCCAAATGTTGCATCTGCTGCTTGAAACCCTGTTCTTTGTGTTTCAGGATTGTAGTCAAATAAACTGCTTCTAGGTCTTGTCATAACTCCATAACGTAAGGCATCATATAAGTGATCTTCAGAGTTAGTATCTACATCCTCAGAATTATTTTTATCTAAAGGAATTATCGGTAGTTGAGAGATAATATTTGTGCAGTTATTAAAAAACACCAATCTCGGTGCTTCGGTAAATTCATCAATTTGTAGTCTTCTATGAATCTCGTTTTTTCCTGCAATTCTACTCCCTTTACTTCTATCTGAAGGTCTCCATCTACATCCCTTCATTATCATTTGCTCTGCTAGCGACGGGCCAGTATCGCCACGCCTATGCCAAAGAGAGCTATCAAGCACACCGTAACGGATAGTTCCATCATCTCTTTCAGCCTCCAATATCATATCAGCTAAATCTGTAGCTAATACTTTTGAAACATAAAGTTCTCTGTAAACAATTAGTTGTTCATCAGGAGCAACGGCAAACCAGACAACTCCTGTATAACTTCCGTAACCATAGTCACAGGCCCTGAACTTAGCCCAACTATTAGGTATATTGTAAGGCTCAACAACATGAGTGGTTCTGCTCCACTCAGGAAAAGCTGATCCTTCACTAACATCCCAATTTCCTTCTAGTAATTGTTTTCTTTGATTCTCTGGCAACGAAAGTAAGTTTGCCTCGTACACTCCGTCTTCTGCTAAGTATGGATTATCAAATAACGTAGCAGGTATAAATCTTCTTTTAAATAGTGGCTCACCTTCTTTACTATGACCTTTAGGCCACATCAAGGTTTTACCTGTCTCTGTGTCTGTTGCCCAAAAAGATGTGCCATAAGGAGCAGGGTCAACAAACATCTTCTTTACCCATTGGTGTCCCGGTCCTCCCGGGTTTGTAGTAGCTCTCATGTAAATAGGTAAACTAGTATCACTAGTACGAAGACGACTGCGTAAGTAGTTCCAAGCATACGGAGTAGCCCATTGTGTAAGTTCATCAAATCCTATCCAACTAAAAGCCTGTCCTTGGTATCTTGTTACGTCATCATCCCTATCTAAATAAGATAACCACAATGTTGCTCCAGAAGGAGCTACCCAAGTCTTGTCTCTTTCTAAAAATTTTATATTAGGTACAGCTTTAGGGTATAGCTGTTTAGATACCGATATAAGTTCTCTTAACTCTTCTGTAGTACGTCTTACCAATAATCCCCTAAAGTTTGGATTAGTTAAGTAACGCACTGGATCTGCAAGCATAGCATAGGATTTACCTCCACCTGCTGATCCTCCATATAGTACCTCACGTTCTCCTGCTGATAAAAAGTTTGTTTGTGGACCTTTATTAGGTTCAAATATAACTTCTTTTACTTCTTCTTCAGGTTGACTGTAAACTTTCGGTTGAGTTACTAACTCCTCCAATTCTTTCTTTGGAGAGCTTTTCGGCTTTTTGTAACGCCTCTTTGTACCTTTGAGCGAGGTAGCTTTGAGCTGAAGCATTTGACTTACGTTTTTGTTCAATTTTAATTCTCTTCATTAAACCTACATGGGATATTTCTCTACCTGATTCTTTGCTTAACCAGTTTGCAACCTGCCTGTAGCTGTATTGTCTAATATACTTTTTTGCTTTCTCTAGTAGTTCAAGCTCTGTAGGAATAGGTAAAAGTATATCTCTATCTTCTTCACTCTGTTTGTAACCAAAAGGTACAACTCTTCCAACCCTAACTACAGGTTTCCAATCATAGCCGTACTCTGTTTTTTCAGGCTTAGGTAATTGCCAAGTTTTACTAATCTTCATTTTTAGGTGGTAATATAAATAGTGGACTTGTAGATGATACTTCTACCTTATCAGTTTTTACAAACCCTCCTCGGTCAAGAACATCTTTTGCAGCTATCATTCTTTCTTTATTACCAAGATCAGTAGGATTGTCTATTACTTCAGCTAAAGAGTAAGCAGCTTTAGTAGCTGTAGTAGCTAAAAACTTTTTAGTTAAGTCTGCAATCTCATCTTGCAAAGCATTCGTAATTGTAGAAGTAGCTAAATCATGGCTATACCCTGCCAGTTTTTTAGCCGTAACAGGGTTGCCTTTAGCCTCTTCAAACAGTACATCAAGAAACTTTTGTTGTTTCTCAGTTAACTTTTTCATTATCTTCCTCATTTAAACTTTGTCTAAATTGATGAGTCATAACTTGTTTAGCAGCTAAAACTTGATCTAATTCAAACTTTAATTTATTTTCTTTAACCTGCAAGTCAGCGAGTTGAGAAGTAAAGTATTTTGAGGTCTTACTTAAATCTTCTAGTTTATAATCCTTATCTTCAAAGTTAATCATTGGAGATACTGGTTCTACTTTTTTCTCTTCTACGTTTTTAGCCATTAGATATCTGTTCCTTTTTTTGTTGATTCAGGTAATACTATTCTAGGTATAACTTGACACATTGGTTTAGCTTGAAAAACTTGAGGACTTTTCATAGCTATCTTTGCTTTTTCTACTGAGTTAGCAAAACACTGTTCCTTTGTTGTTACTAATTCATTCCCGGTTATTACTACACAACTTTCTGCATATGGTGCAGAACATAGTAATATTATTGGTAGCCACAAACCCATTATGCAAGTTCAAAGTGAGGTCCATCTATAAATGGTCTTCTACCTTGACTCCTTCTAAGATCTACGTAGGCGTTCATAGCCTCTTCCATTGTGCCATCCCAAGTGCGAATGTCATCAATATGCCAAGCTGCTCCCCAACGAATGC